AAGACTTTAGAAGAGCTGATGTTAGCTTATGAAAAAGTTGATGAACAGCTCGTTGAAGGATACAGTAATTTTAAAAAGCCTGAACTCAAGAAGTTTATCGGCTTTGTAGAAAACATCCTAACATCTGCTAAGAAATACACACAGAACGTTAAAGCGATGAAGGTGCGTAAACCTCGTAAGCTGAAGGTTAAGTCTGCTGCACAACTTACAACTAAGGTGAAATTCTGTAAATCATTCCCTGAGTTGAAACTTGTAAGTGTTGACCCAACTTTAATCGTTGGAGCGCAGTCTGTTTGGATATATAATACTAAGTATCGAAAGTTAGGAGTGTACATCGCAGCTCCAAATCAGACGTTGTCTATTAAAGGAACTACGATCATCAACTATAACGAAGAGCTATCATTACACAAAACTCTTCGCAAACCAGAGATACAGCTAAACGAGTTTACAAACGCAAACAAAGTTACACTTCGCAAATTTTTAGAAAACATAAATGGAAAGGCTGCCACTTTAAATGGCCGTCTCAATGAAGACACGGTTATTTTGAAGGCATTCACATAATGATTATCGTCGACCTAAGCCAAGTTATGATCTCGAATCTAATGGCTCAACTCGGATCATATACAAACATCAAGATTGAAGAAGGTCTTATTCGTCATATGGTTCTGAATTCTATCAGATCCTACAACACCAAGTTCAGTAAAGAGTATGGTGAAATGGTAATTGCATGCGATGATCGCAATTACTGGAGACGTGATATATTCCCTTACTATAAAGCCCATCGTAAGAAAGCTCGTGAAGAGTCTGAGATCGATTGGACTACCGTATTTGAATCTCTTAATAAGATTCGTGATGAGCTTAAAGAGTATCTTCCGTATCGTGTTATCCAAGCACATGGTGCCGAAGCAGATGACATCATAGGAACGCTGGTTCATAAATATGGTAAACAGCTGACGTCAAAGTCAGATGAGAAGATATTAATTCTTTCTGGAGATAAGGATTTTATCCAGCTGCAAACATATTCTAATGTAGAGCAGTTCGATCCAGTTAGAAAAAAATATATAAAGAATAAGGAGCCTGAAAAGTTCATCCGTGAACATATCATTAGAGGCGATAAGGGAGATGGTATTCCTAACTTCCTATCAGCTGATAATTGTATTATCGTAGGTGAACGTCAGAAGTCTGTATCTTCCAAGAAATTGGAACTATGGCTTAATCAGGAACCTGAAGAGTTCTGTGATGAGAATATGCTACGTAACTATCATCGCAATAGGCAGTTGATCGATCTTACATTTATTCCGCAGTATGTGCGTGATAATGTTATGGCTGAGTATGAAGCTCAAGCTAATAAGAGTCGTCAACATATATTCAACTACTTTATTAAATTTAAGTTGAAAGGATTGATGGAATCCATCAATGATTTTTAAAATATGAAACTTGGAATAGCTGAGATCTTAGACCTAGCATCTAAGAAAGAAACAAAAGCAGAAAAGATTGAAATTCTGCAAAAGCACGATGGAGTAACACTACGAACAATCTTACAAGGTGCGTTCGATCCCAATATCGAATGGGATCTTCCAGAAGGAGATCCTCCGTACAAGCCATGCATATATGATGATATGCAAGGTCGTCTCTATCAAGAAACCAGACGTCTGTATATGTTCCTTAAAGGACGTAAACCAGAACTTACAAAGCTTAAGAAAGAAGTTCTCTTCATTGGCATCTTAGAAAGTTTAGATAAAGATGATGCTAAACTTTTGCTTGCTGTAAAAGACAAGAAGATGCCTTACAAAGGGATTACCTATAAACTAGTACAAGAGGCCTTTCCAGGTCTCCTTCCAGAGAAATGAGCAAACATCAAAATCTTAAATTCGGAAACAACCGAAAAACCTACAAAGAGATGAGACATTATGATGATGAAGAAAGTCATAAGTCAAATAAAAGCAATAAGTTCTATGATAAACGATTAGAACATGCGCTTAAAGTTAAAGATGTGAAAGAGCTTATGAAATTGGAAGAGGAGTATTGATGCCAGTTTATGCATTCAAGAACTTGAATACTGGAGAAGTCGAAGAACATACGTTCAGAATATCCGAGTATGATAAGTTCAAGGAAGACAATCCACATTTAGAAAGATATATCGACGGATCACCAGGGATGAGTGATCCTGTTCGACTTGGCCTCGTGAAACCTGCAGAAGGTTTTAGAGAAGTTTTACGTAACATTAAGAAAGGAAGCCCTAGATCTAAGTTCAACACTTTCTCATAACAACATTTAACAGGGAAACACATGGGTAGAAGAGAATATCAAGAAGAAAGAACTCTCCACAGAAAAATCAGGAGAATGCCCAAAAACACTGAACAATATGGTTCAAGCAATAACGTAATTGTTATTAAGAATCATATGAAGCTAGATGATGTTGTAGCAAAGACTGAAGCACAAAGACAGGCATTTGAACTAATACAAAATGAAAGAAACGTTATACTCCACGGAGTTGCAGGAACAGGTAAAACATTCATCTCGCTTTACCTTGCTTTAAAAGAGATTACTGACAGAACATCTACTAAGAAACGAATTGTCATTATTCGAAGCGTTGTCCCCACAAGGGATATGGGCTTCCTCCCTGGTAATGACAAAGAAAAGACTAAAGTTTATGAAGCACCTTATCGTGCTATCTGTGAAGAGTTATTCAATCGAGGCGATGCGTATGAGATCTTAAAGACGAGACGCACGGTTGAGTTCCTATCTACCTCTTTCGTTAGAGGTACGACATTAAACGATGCAATCGTCATCGTCGACGAAGTTCAGAACATGACCTTTCATGAGCTGGATTCTGTCATCACTCGTATCGGTAGAAATTGTCAACTCATTCTATGCGGAGACTTCCGTCAAGACGATCTATCAGCACGTGAGAAATCAGGCATTATAGATATTATGAAGATCCTAGATCGTGTGAGAGGATTCTCTCATGTAGAATTTCTTGAAGAGGATATTGTACGATCTGGGTTTGTGAAAAACTACATCATTGAAAAAACCAGATTAGGTTATGGATAAAACATTTAATCATGAACTCGTATCGCTTCCCGATCTACTTACTGAAACAATAGACGGGAAGCGATATTACGTTGGTCTAAACGGCAATAAACTTCCATCTGTAACATCGATTCTCAGCACAATCTATGGTGGCTGGGTTCATGAGTGGCGCGCGCAGGTAGGAGAAGAAGTCGCTAATAGAATATCAACACAAGCAGCAAGACGTGGTACAGCCATCCATAAGATGTGCGAAGACTACATACTAAACAAATCTGATTACAGTAAAGAGCATGTTCCAGTGAACGTTCAGATGTTCAACTCTATGAAAGAGCATCTTCATAGAATAAATAACGTCTATGCAATCGAAGCTCCTCTCTTCTCAGAAAAGGTTGGATGCGCTGGACGTGTAGATTGTATTGCCCAGTTTGACGGGTATCCATCCATCATCGACTATAAAACCTCTCGAAGAATCAAAGCACAAGAAGACATTGAGAGCTACTTTGTACAGATGACTCTATACTCATTGATGTTTGAAGATATGACGAACATCAAGTGTAAGCAACTTGTAGTTATCATGGGTGTAGATCATGAAGACGCAAGAGTGTTCACCGTTGATCGTCGTGACTATATTGACAAGGCGGCTGAAGCGATATCAAATTATTACAAGTTGCAAAAAAGAAAATTATAAATCTGTAAACTAAATATTTGCAAATATATGTGTACTTTTTTCTCTAATTGTGGTATAATGGTTCTACACCAGGAAAGCTCCTATGTATCTTGAAGGTTGGATGTTGTTTACTCTGTTCATCGTATGGCTGTTATCGATGTTCGATCTATGGAGAACTGGAGTATACAGAGGTGTAGATGCTACTCTTCAAACTCTTGAAAACAACGAGATGATTCTTGTTGATTATGATGAAGAAGGTAATCGAACTATCTGTAAGATCAAACGTGCTGATGTTACTATTATTAAGGATGAATGATGGCTCTCTTGCCCGTATATTTCACTACCACTTCTACTAAGAAGCGTAAGAATATCAAGTACTCCTCTTCAGAGGAAAAGCAAAAAGCTCTTCAGCTTCAAAAAGATTGGAATGATCTTATGAAGAAGTATGAAACTAAGCCAGTTCGTAAACCTCAACGTAAGATGTATATTCCTCCTGTAACTCTACGCAGAGAAACTCCTCATTATCCGTCTGTTGATACTGGTGGAAATGCTACTAAACCTATCGAGCATGATAAAGTCTACACAGGCACAAAGATGATCGGTGTAGCAGTTATGCATAAATC